ATGATATGGATATGACATTATATGATCCAATTACACCTTCCGGAGCTCAAGCAGTAATGGAGTGGGCAAGACTATCTTACGAATCAGTAACAGGTCGTGCAGGATATTCAGACTTCTACAAAAAAGATTTAACACTTAACGTTTTAGGTCCAGTAGGAGATGTAGTATCAGAATGGATTATTAAAGGAGCATTCATCAAAACTATGTCACAAGGAGACTTTGACTGGTCGTCATCAGAAGCAGTTGAATTATCAATGACAGTAGCAATGGACTATTGCGTACTTAATTACTAATACAAGCCTAAATATAACTAAAAGCTCGATTAATTTCGGGCTTTTGTTGTTTTAAAAAAGTATTCTTCGTATATTTATATTAAGAACTAGTTTTAATTAATAAAATTTATGGAACAAACACAAAAATTCCCAACGGAGATAGTAGACCTACCGTCTATGGGCAAACTTTACCCAAAAGAATCTCAATTATCTAGCGGTACAATCGAAATGAAGTATATGACTGCTAAGGAAGAGGATATCTTAACTAACCAAAACTATATTGAAAAAGGTATAGTTATTGATAAACTACTTAAAGCACTTATTGTAGATAAGAGTATAAGTTACAATGAAATATTAGTAGGAGATAAAAATGCTCTATTAATAGCAGCACGTATTCTAGGATATGGTAAAGATTACGAATTTAACTATAACGGTTCAACAGAGTTAATTGATTTATCTTTACTAGAGAATAAGAAGTTACACCCAGACGTGGAGAAAGCTACAACAAATGCTTTTAACTATACACTGCCTTCTACAGGCGTTGTTATTACGTTTAAGGTATTAAACCACGGCGACGAAGCAGCAATAGATCAAGAGGTAAGAGGCTTGAAGAAGATAAACAAAGAATCATCAGCAGAATTATCTACTAGGTTAAAACATATGATAACTGCTATTAACGGAGACGCAGAGAAAAAAACTGTTAGATCTTTTGTTGATAATCAATTCTTAGCAAGAGACTCTAGAGCATTTAGAAAATACCTTAGAGACTTTCAGCCTGATGTAGATATGACATTCTATCCAGAGAATGGTCCAGAAGGGGGGATAGATATCCCAATTGGGGTTAATTTTCTTTGGCCTGACGCCGTCTTATAGGTTATCCATATTTACACAAATACATGAAATAGTATTTCACGGTAAAGGAGGTTTTGATTACGAGACAGTATACAATATGCCTATTTGGTTAAGAAACTTTACATTTCAAAAGTTACAAGAACATTTTGAAAAAGAAAAAGCAGAATACGATAAAGTAAATAAGAAATCTCAGACAATGAAAGGAAGCCAAATAAAGAAACCTTCCTACAAGACAAAGGCTCGTAAATAACGCGAGCCTTTGCTATTTATACTAAACTAATTATATAGATGGCAAGTAATCCATTAGATAAACTAAACTCTGAGTTAGCTTTAACTGAAACACAAGCTGGCAAAGTAGCAGAACGATTCAAAGGACTGGTGGGACCGGAACTCACACAAGCAGTTGCTATATTTAAAGCTCTGTATGAAAATGGAGTAGGTCTAGATAAAGCATTAGTTGATGGTGCAAAATCTGGAAAAGATTTAGGGAATTCGATAGGATACGCCTTTGGAGAGGCTAAGGGGCTCTACCAGCAACTTAAAGATATAACTTCTGAACTCAACCCACAAGCAAATAAACTAAAAGCAGTATCTAAGGCTTATACATCTATTACTGATCTAGCAAGACAGTTATCCTACGATGCAGAGGGTGTTACGGATATGGATATGCGTCAGCTGACAGTACTGAAAAACAAATTAGCTATACAAGCTCAATTAGTAGAAGAGAAGACTGAAGAACTTCTACAATCTGGAGAAATATCAAGAGCGAACGCAAACGCAGTAAGAAACCTAAGAGAAAAAGTAAAATTTGGTAGAATAAGTAAAAACCAAGCTTTAGAGGAATTACGTTTACTGAACCTACAGGACCCTGCAATGCAGGAAGTTTTAGCAGGGTATATAGACGGACAGAAAGCTGTAGGAAAATTAATTAACCAAACAGATACAAGACTACAATTAGAAAGAAATATAAATGAAAATATGGGTGTTACCGGTGCTTTAGTAAAAGGTACCGGAGCATTAATGGAAAGACTGGGTATGAGATCTGGTATCTTTCATCAAGCTATGGAAGATGCAGCAGGTGAAATGAGAGAAATGGCAAAAGCAGCAGGCCAGAATGTATCTTTCATGAATAAGTTAAAGATTGCAGCAGCAGGATTTTCTAAGTTAGTAGAGGGATTTGGACCAGCATTATTTGATCCAGCAGTTCTTGTAGGAAACTTAGTAAACAAGTTTTTAGATCTTAACAAGGCCCAAACAGAGTTCATACAATTAACCGGTCAATCATACGATAGTATGGCTGGTTTGAATACCGAAGTAGCAACACTGGGGGACTTAATGGAAGTTGCTGCTGCATACACTAAACAGACAGGTTTAAATGCAGCTGGAATTTTTACACCTAAACAACTAGGTAATATTTCAGACGCACAACAACTACTTGGATTGTCCGCTGAAGAAGCAAGTAGCTTAGGGTCATTAATGAAGATGTCTAACCAAACTGCAGATCAGTTTACAGACACTGTTCTTAACGGAGTTACTGCAATGAACGCTCAAACCGGAGCCGCAGTTGCAAACAAAGCAGTCCTACAAGATGTATTAGGAGCTTCAGATGACATAAAGGCATCCTTTGGTGGAAGTTCTGAAGGGTTAATGAAAGCCGCACATGCAGCAAGAAAACTTGGCTTAGATATAGCGAAAGTTAATTCAATTGCAGATGGATTACTTGATTTTGAATCTTCTATTGAAAGTGAATTAGAAGCTCAGCTACTAACAGGCAAGCAAATAAACTTAAGTAAAGCTAGAGAATTAGCATTAAACAACGACCTAGAAGGGGTAGCTAACGAATTAGCCAAAAACGGAGCTTCTGCTGCAGAATTTGCACAAATGAACCGTATCCAGCAAGAATCTATGGCTAAAGCTCTTGGGATGTCTAGAGAAGAAATGGGTAAAATGCTCATAGCTCAAACAGCTCAAGGAGATATGACCGACGAACAAAGACAGAAAATATTAGGAGTTAATGCAGCACAGCTAAGACAGATGGATATTCAATCGAGAATTCAAAAATCTGTTGATAAGATATCTGAAGCTTTTGCTCCTGTTCTAGAAGCATTAGTTCCAATATTAGAGTCTCTACTTAAAATGGCACAACCGATACTTGCAGTTGCAGGAGCAGTTGGGAAAGTATTAGCATCATTCTTAAAACTATCGCCTGTAGTTTTTGGACTTAAATTAGCTTTAGCAGGTTTTGCAGCTTATAAGTTTACCGGAATGGTCACATCAGCCCTAAGCGGAGGTAAGGCTATTGCAGGGCTAGTAAATAACTATAAGGCATTACAATTCGCTCAAAGAGGTTATTCTATGGCTCAAATTCGCTCTGGATTTGGCGGTTCTCAGGCAATGCAAGCTGCACAAATGACTCGCCTTCAGACAGTAGCAGTAAAACTCCATGTAGTAGCACAGAAAGCTTTTAACTTTGTAGTAGGGTTAGGACAGAGACTTATGAACGGTTTAGGAACCGCAGCCTCTTTTGTCGGTTCAAATATACTTAAATTAAGCAGATTCTTAGGAGTAAACACCATCGCTCAAAAAGCTAGTAATGTAGCTACAAGAATAGGTAACTTTTTAGCAAACAGCTGGCTAGGTAAACAAGCAGTAAGAGTAGGAGCTTGGATCGCTGAAACTATAGGGATTGGAGCTAATACCGTAGCTAAATTTACAAACACTTCTGCAACAGCTGCTCAAGCAGCAGCAAACGCAACCTTAGCAACATCACAAACAGCTGTAGGAGCTACAGGTGCAGCAGCCGGAGGAGGATTAGCAGCAGCAGGCGCCGGATTAGGAGCTTTTGGTGCAGCAGCAGCACCGGCTATACCTATTCTATTAGCTATAGGAGCAGCTCTATTAATGGCATCCCCTGCTATATATGCTATAGGACAGATGATAGTTGGACTTGCAACAGTAATAGGTAATGTGCTTATTAAAGCTTTAGAAATGATCCCGGTAATCATAGATTCCATGGTTAATGGTTTTGCTACGGTATTTACCTTATTAACAGAAAATATAGGTACCTTGTTTTTAATGGGACCTGCACTATTTAGTGTTGGAGCAGGATTATTTAGTATAGCAGCAGGATTAGGAATGATAGCAATAGCAGGTATAGCGGCAATACCAGCATTAGCAGCATTATCAACATTTGCAATTATGGTTACACCACTTGCTATGATAGGAGGGTTATTTGGAGGAGGAGATGAAGGTGAAGATAGCTCAATGGCAGAAATATCTGCTAAACTAGATACCCTTATATCAGTTGTATCAGCAGGAGGTAACGTATACCTAGACGGAGATAAAGTAGGTGAGGCACAAGTATTGGGAACATATAAACTTTCTTAACTTCTATTTATAATAAACTAAATTTAAATTAATAATTATGGCTAAAGGAATAATAGACAATCAACTACCTAATTCAACACTAGGACTTAAAGGAGCAACTCCTCCACAGAGAGCAGGAGCTAAAGGTAAATCCAGACTACATTACGAGTCTTCGATTAATAACAACCCAGCAATCGCACAGAGTCCATCAGGATTAGACCTTAACGGTGTAACACCTGATAAGTATTCAGACAACCCTCCAGCATAAGCTTATGCCAATTATAAGGAACCTTAAAAAAGACTTTGACGAAGGTCGTATGGATTCACTCCGTTCTATATCTTTTGAAGATACGGGGACTAAGGCTCCTTATGTTACTAAGCCAATAGGTAGCACATCCAATCAGG